ATAATTCATTCCTTTCTATACCGTTCCTTGAAAGTTCTCCACTCTCGTAAAGATAATTGTGGTTGTTTGCCTTCTTCATAAGGATATAACATCCAAGTCATTGATGCGTTACCTGTATTCACTCCAAGTTCTTGCAGGTGTTTTATTTTGTCAATAGACAGCACATTCTCCAAAATTTCCATCCGTTAAAATATTTTTAGTTTTATTCGATACGCTTGCAGTAATATATCTGTTAGTCGTTCTTATATCAGAATGACCAGCCATAGATTTTAGTTCTGCTTCTGGTATTCCCATATTAGCCCATCTTGTAATAGCTGTTCTACGTCCTGTATGTGTCTTGATGAACTGATATTTCGGTCCTTTCATAAGTACATTAGCCCGTCTTACAAATACCTGCTTGTTTATACCTGCTCTACATCCAAGGGTTGGTAGAACTTCGTTCATTGTTGTCTTTAACGAAGATTCTATATTGTATTTATCGAACGATCTAACCTCTTTTATCATTTCTATAATCTTGGAAGGTACAGGAACCTCAACGTTCTTACCTGTCTTTTTTGATATATACGAAATAACATTTCCCTCCATCATAGAATCTTTCAATCTGAAAATATCGGAATATCTCATGGCAGTATAGCATTGTATCAGAAACAATTTCTTTACAATTTTTTCCGTAACGTCAAATGGCTCAACATTCCAGAATAATTCTATTTCTTCCTCCGTAAGAGATATATTTGAAGGAGATTTTACGTCCAGAGAGATAATATAATCATTGATATATTTACTCATATCTTTTGATTCGGACAATATTCTTTTAAGCATTAAAAGATATGCCTTTTGAGATGATTCACTTATCTTTCTCTTTGACTTTATAACATTGATCATATCATCTATCATATCACGATTTACAGGCTTTTCAATAGATGGAACTTCCTTGAAGGTAGGGATGGTATCATTAAAATCATACTCGTCATAAAGCTGATTGGTAAGATATGGCATTATATGTTTTGATAATGCTTCAAATCTTACCTTTCCGCTTCTTGTCTTTGTATTATTCAACTTTTCTATCAATACGCCTACAGTCATAATTGAAGGGCTATATTCGCTCTGAATTGTTTCAAGCCTGTTTTTTAAATCCTCAATCAACCTGTTCTGTGATTCTATCGTCTTGTTTAACCTATCTATTGTTTCAGCGAGAATCTGAATTGTTCTTTCTTTATCTTCCATGTCTTATATGTTTTTGTTGCAAAAATAATAAAACGGTATATTCGATAGGTTAAACGATAGTTATCAACTCTTAAAAATGTTTACTACGCCCATTAATTTATAATCTCCCTCTTCGTTAATGATACATATAGGAGCATTATTATCAGGATTGGTATATGCCAATGTAACATAATCCCCAGGAAATACCTTCAATGCGTTAATCATCTTTTCAATATTCAGATTGCAATCAAAACGCCCTTGACAATATCCTTCAATTCCGACATTTTCCGATATTTTATATCCTGCATCATTTGTGTATGTTATATCCATTTTATTATCTCCCTCCCTGCAAACAAAATGTGATATGTTATATACATCTGACATTACCTTTATTCTTGAAAGGGAATCTATCAAGTCGCTAGTTCTTGCTTTAATAAAGTAATTAAAGTTTGATTTTATATTATTTACCAATGGCAGGTAGTTTACAAACTTAACCTCCATCAGAGTACAATTAAAGACAGACCCGAAATCCCCATAAGATATAGACATCACCCTTTCATCATCAGATACAGAAACAGTTACATTTTCTTCTGACAACATTTCAAGAAAGGATAACGCTTCCTTTACCGAAGTAGGCATTACATTTATGCACAAGTCCTTTGATATATCCGGCTGACATTCTATAACATCTCTTACAAATACAATCTTATCGGACGAACATATATCAATGCAATTATTGGAACAAATAAAATTTATCCCCACTCCACTAAGACTGGTCACAACGTCACTGATATCATTAAATCCTATGTTCCTTTTTAATGCTCTATACAGATCATTCCTGTTCACGTTGACCCTTATCCCGGTACCACGCTTACCTATTTTAATATCAGGATAAGATTCCACATCTTCTGCAAAGAAAGACGCTTCACTGCCATTGTAAGAGAATATTATATCCTTATCATATATCTTTACCGTAACAATGGAATCCTTTACTGTTTTGAGTAACTTTACAAGTCTTATTCCGTCTACTGCAAACTCCTGCCCGTCATTGCAGTCTGAATCAATAACGGGAATAATCAAACGCATCTCATTGAGGTTGTTGTATGAAGTAACCTCTATCGCATTCTCTGATGCTATATATTTAAAACGAAAACATTTAAGTATCGTCAAGCCTGTATCGGAAAGGCAGGCTTTGGCTGAGTTTAACGTTGAATATAAAACTTTTCTATCAAAAACTATCTTATTCATAAATGTAAAATTCAAATGTATTCAATCCAAGAAAAATGTTCTCTTTTATCAAGGTAATCCATGTCGTTCTCGTTATCATAGGCTTCCTTCTCAAACGATATATTCCTATACGCATTACCTTTTTGTGTAAGCCTGTACAGCCATTCCAAAAGATACAAAATGTAAAACGGAACATACAAAAGCTCTTTCATTTGTTTTGTATGAATCGCTTCGTGATTGTAATCGCTTTCACGCATCGTACATCCTTTTCTTACGAAAAGAACCCCAAACAAATTTATATACTTGTACCCCTTGAATGGAATTATTTTGTTATATATAACTTTCATTGAAACAGCTCTTTAATTATTTTTTCAAAACTTACCTTTGTAGTGCTGTTACGCATACAATAATCTTTTATCTGTAGTGTATTTGACATCCCCGGCTGACCACGCTCGATAGCGTCAAGTATATTCCACAACATTTCCTTAGACCATACGAAATATCCTCTAAAGAAATATGTAGCCATCACATCAGCTTGTTCTATTATATGATTACGGTCATGGTTACTGTCAGGCATTTTAAGTTCTATGCCATATATCTTACCGTCATGTATATAAGCAAGGTCCGGCATACTTTTCTTTGCTCCTAGAGCACGAAATTCAGCCGACTTGTTACCACTTACAGCAGGATGGAGAAGTTCGGAAAAAAATGCCACAAGCAATCCCCTGCATCCTTTACCTTCTTTCTCGTTCCTGTAACTAACTACTATATCTTTCTGCATTTTCTTTTCTTCCGCAGATCGTTTCTCCTCAGCCATGATAAAAAAAAATTGTATTTGGCAAAGGTATCACGAAATGGGATATGTGAGAAGAATAAAAGGTTAAAGTTTGTTATCAACCATCTCAAATCCTTCACACATATCATGTCCGCTGTTTCTTATCTTCATGGCAACGTTTTTTTCAAACCAAGGAATATAGCAGACATATCCAACAAACAAACCGTCCACAATAACCGTATATCTATGCTTGCAGCGACAGCAGCAACACTCTCCGTTCCTGCAAGGCTTTGTGTTGCTATTTTGTAAGATCATCCAAAGAAATGTTTTCTGACAAGAAATCGTCCGTGCATTGTTTTACTACATCATCGAACCGCAAATCGCAATACTCGTCAATCCAGTCACCGATGAAGTATAGTTTGTTGCTTCCTGCAATAACACCAAACAGAATAGGGTCTTTTCTTTTTTTCATCTCTTCTTTTTTCTTGTCAGACGGTAAATCTGTTCCGTTATTATCAAAGTCATAATGGAGGATAACATAGTTGTCGAATATTTCATATTTGTCTATGTCAGTCTTTTTCCTAATTATGTCAAATGGTATGATTCTAGTATAGTCAGAAATATAATCAAGGCATAGATTTTTCGGACATCCTTTTGCAAACTTCATAAGATTTTCCTCTGATATAGCCTTGTATAATCCTTTGCTGAACAATATGCTTTCGTATTTGCATATCACCATGTTTCGGAACAGTTTTTCTTTCAAGGCATATTGACCTGATCTTTCAGCATAACCTAGCATCAGTATATAGTCTTTTATCCTATCCCTGTATTGCTTCATCTCGTTTTCTGTCTGTATCTTCACCTCAGAGAAGAAATGTATCACATCAAACTTGGATCTTCTGTATTCGTCTACATAGTCCTTAATCTTTTTAAACCATGAGTTTTCCTTATGGTTTATGCCAAGAAGAGAGGTTCTTACTTGCTTGTGCTCCTGGTTTGTTTTTACAGAATCAAGCATTGTCGGTGAAACGGTAAGATTAAATTCCGCCACTCCTTCCTTGTCATTGCTTTCCATGTATTGTTTTAGGAAATCGTAAGACATTACACTTGGATTAGGATCTTTCTGCTCTATAACGGAGTATTTGGGCAGATTAAAGTCAAGCCTTATCGTTTCGTGAAACAAGGCAATTTTACCATCGCTGTTAAGTAAATTTTTTCCCATAATTAAATGTTATTTTTTGTTTCTTTGAATATAACCCCATATAAACTTGCTGGAATATCCGCATTCTTTCATGGCTTTACGAAAATCAGTTTCCGTATTTCTGATATACAACTGCCGTATTGCCCAATAAGTATTGTATCCTTTAAGTTCCGCATACTGGAAAAATTGAGTAGGCGTCATTTGCTCGAACTTTAAATCTCCTACCAGTTCTTGCAGTTCCGCCATCCTTATCTCCTTTTCGGTAGGATATACATATCCGCAGAAAGGGCATTCCGAAGCGGTTATGGCAATATATTTACCACACTGTTTACACTCTTTCACTCCTTGTATCCCTTCACATTTCCCCTTGTTATGCCATAAAGCCCATTTACGTTCTTTCTCAAACTTGCCGAGCCGTGATATGTTACCACCGAAGTCTAGGAGAAATGCTTCTGTCTTATTTGGGTGAAGCCGTATAGCCCTGCCAGTTGCCTGGATATAAAACTGAACGGATTGTGTAGCACGGTTTAATATGCAAACCTCTATACTTGTTTCATCGTATCCCGTAGATAAGATACCACTGTTGCATATAACGGTGAATTTATCGTCATGGAAATCCTTGATAAGCTGTTCCCTGTTTCCTGTAAGATGCTTGTATCTTTCATATAATGCTAACTCATCCGGCTTATTCTTATCTATACCTGATATGAGGAATTTTGCGGGAATGCCAGCTTCATTAAATTCAGCGCACATCCTTATCGCATTTGCCTGTGTGGCATCAAAACAGATTGCTTTTTTCATCGGGCAGATACGCATATAGTTTTCAATCACCCCCTTGTACTGTACAGACTTGTTGAACACCGCACCCATCTGCCTGCTATCGAAATCACCTGTGCGATAATCGGTATTAACCTTAGACAAGTCGGGCGCATCAACTGTAAACGTTCTCAACTTGGTTATGTTTCCCCGGTCCATCATATCCTGTATCTGGGCGGTTTCTACAATCTCTTCATAGTTCATGCCAAGCTGCCTTTGGTTTCCACTTCTCATCGGGGTTCCTGTAAGACCTACTACATACTTATCATCAAGCAAACCAGATTCAAAGAGAAAGTCCGCATCAGAGGTGTGCCCTTCGTCTATTAGGCAGAGAGATACACTCTTAACCCATTCAACCCATTCGGGCTTTTCTAGCCTTCTACGGAGAGTTTGAGCCATTGCGGATACTACTAGACCTTTAGGTATGTTCCTGTGCTTAGGAGAGATATATTCAGCCTGTATGCCAACTCTTTCCAACGTTCCACCTGTCTGTGTCATAAGTTCCGATCTGTGGGATACGATAAGCACCTTATTCCCCTTTTCTACAGCACCTTTAGCCATAAAACTCATTATGACCGTTTTGCCGTAACTTACACAGGCAGAGAATATGACGTGCTTATGATTAGTTAGGGCATTTCTCAGACGGGTTATCCCCACCTCCTGGTAATCCCTTAGCTTGATTTCGTTTGTACTCATCTTCTTGTATGATTCTTTCAAGTTCTTTTTTTAATGCAATCACAAAAGCCATGCACTCTTCTCCTTCAAACTGCTTGACAAACTGCCTGGCGGCATCTTCGTAATCAGGAATACATTCCTTTTTGAAGTATTCCTCATTGTCTTGAAGAACCATCCAATCCTCGAAGTGGTGGTTCGGCTTTTTCTTGAATATATGCAGCAAAATGGCAGTGTCACTATTTAGTTTGATTAACTTCCTGTCGTAGTTTTCAAATTTGTCAATATAATCCGTATTCATCTTCGTAAAACAATTTAAAGTTTCTCCATCTATGCCCGTTTTTTCCCTTACAGAAAGAACTGCATGAACGTTGTGGCATACCTAATTTCCTCTCACAGTCACAACAGGCTTCAAAGCATAGGAATATGTTCGTGCCATCCTCTATCGCAATGACAGCCCTTGTATTGTTTCTATGACCGAGATAAGAACCGTTTTCCTTTCGTTTTTTAATGAGTTCCTTCATAAGAACTCTTTTCTTTTCACGTTCCTCATCCGACACTTCCCTTCCTTTCTTGAATCCATAATTATGACCTTTGACGAACCTTCCTTTTTCGTCACGGTAAGATATTGGATAATCTATCCATAATTCGCTAATTGCTGGCATTGAAATCTAACTTTAGTTTTACAATTTCGTCACTCATGGTATGTACTCTTTTCAGCCATGCCATTTTCCATGCTTCTTTTCCTATGCCATATATACGATATATATCATCTCCTGCATCATCAAATTTGATAGGAGTGCAGCTTGTTGACTTACATTTCGTTCCGTCCATAAGTTCAACGTCACCTACACCCCCATTGAGCATAATAAAGTTGATATTGTTTTCTATGGCAAGATAGGGGATGATTATTTCATCCCCACGATTAGGTTTGTTGTGCTTGATTAATGTAGTCATTTATTTTGCTTATTGGGTATTTTTTCGCATCACCTTCGTTGAATGAAAGATAAGATAGAGCCATTTGTAACTTATCTTCCATCCTGTCTATATCATCTTTATAATCGCATCTGTTAAGTTCCCAATACAAAAGCCTTGACGGATCATTAACCGGGCGTAAATCAAATGGATCATCATCAGATTTACCGTCATATACGATATAATACATTTTATCCACATCGGGATGGGAAAGAAAATGCGACATTAGCTGCCAATAGTATTCTTCTATAGCCTGTTCCTTTGTGGCTTCTCTCAAATATTCAATCTTACTTTCAGAAGTAAAGCATTTCACTTCGGCTATATAAGATAATTTACCATTGACATCAAATCCATATCCATCGGGAGAATCACCATATCCATCATAGATATTATCGACAAAAATAATTTCGTCAAAATCATCCGCACAGGACATTAGTCTGGAGAACGTGTTATGGTTAAAACATTCTATAGCGTCTTTTTCATGATCCTTTCCCCACTCCATGTCAGAAGTGGATATATGTCGGCATGGCTTGTTTAACCTTCTTTCCCTTGCAACCTGATAAAGATAAGATATAGCTGTATCCCCGAAAGGAACGTCAACTGTCTTTCTCTTTACGCCCTGTTTTTTTGCAATCTCTAGTTCGGAAGGTGTCATTTCCCTTCTCCCAGAAACCATAAGTTTTCCAATGGCGGAAGAGGTGATTTTACCACACCTCTTCATAAGCCATAATTTTTCTTTTTCTTCTGCTTCCATTATTTCTTAGTCGCTTCGTTAAACAATTTCATAGCTTCCGCGTCCACATCATAGCTTGCCGTGATGTATCCAATTTCGCATTTCCCACTTTTTAACGCTTCCAATGCAGCCTTGAATTTATCAGAGTTGACTGTCATTTTCTCTTTCTGTGGTGGTGGGGGAACATCACGCCCTATACGTAATCCGTAAACCTTTCCTCCATCGCTTGGGTCACGTGTCAGTTCCTTGCACAATATGACACGAAAATCACGGATGGTTTCAGGATAATCAGTTTGTGCCAGCTTTGTAAGGCGTTTGCGGTTCGTACTGTTCAATAGCATAGGTTTAGGAACAAGGTCTGCTTCTTTAAAGTAAGCAATCCATGATGGTTTCTTACTACCTTGTACCTTTGCATTCTCATCCCATACGATATGGGATATTGTAGCAATAATAGACTGACCGTTAGGGAGTATTTCTACTCCCACATAATCAGATTGACTTCCAGTTCTCCAATGATGGAAAACCTGATTTTGTTGTTCGTTTGCCATATATATACAATTTAACTAGGTAAAACTACAGTTGAATTTCCCGTTTTGTCTACAATGACGCTCTTTCCGCCTATGACAGCTTCCGTCTTGTGTCCACTTGGGTATTCCGATAAGCAGGAATCATTTTCCGCTTCATACGGATATACATCCATGATGGCGGTTTCGGCTATGGATGAAATCACATAGTCTGCCATTGTGCCTTTCATTCCTTCGTC